ATTTTTGAAAAATTTATTGTATTTCATTGTTATCCAAGTAATGTCTGCTAGATATTTGGGCAAATCTTCTTTATTTTTATTTTGTGTGTCTACATGAAATTTACCCAATGATGCCGGAACTAATTCATTTACATCATTCATGTCATATGTAATTTTTATATGCTTTTTAAAATAACTATTGACTAAATCAATATCACTAATATGTGCAGACGTATAATATGGTTTTAGATTATTTTCAATATTTTTTACATACTCTTTGATATGATTGATTTTATCTATATCAGGTATACGTATTCCCCATGTAGGGTGAGGAATATCTTTTAACCCATGTTCATGTGCATTGCCGTGTTTACTTAACTGTATAATATCTTTAATATTTCTTTTAGCACTTACTATAAAGTGACACAAGAAATTACCACCAGTGCCGTTCATGTAAATGATAGGCACAACATCTTCTATCATTTTAATTTGTCACCTAATATTCTAATGATTGAATCAATACAAAATGCAGTTGCTTTTCTCCATACATACATGTGTTCTTTTGAAAAGTTTTCTTTAGGTATCCCGGTAAAATTACTTAATTTTTCTATCAGTACTGATGGATCTAAATGATACAACTCTTTCCATGTTACATAACACACATTGTCGTGACCTTCTTCATATTTAAAATATTTACTGTATTTTTTAAAGAAAAAACGCATTGATGGTAAATGATGCCATAACGTATCTGTAGTTTCGTTGAATATTTTTTCTTCACAGTCTAGTGCATACTTACCCATAAATACCATAGTAAGTTCTTCAAAGTCATCTTTATCATATACAATTCTAATTGACTTTTCAAAATTGTCAAGGATAGTTTGATTATTTAAAATATGTGCGACTGAGTAGTAAGGCTTTGTTTTATCCGAGCCGTCCGGTAATGTAGTTAACAAATAGTTGACCTTAATATCATCAGGTACTTGTAACGGATAAGGAGCTCCGGGAAAATCCTTTACACTAGAGTGTGCATTTCCATATCTGCTCAACAATAATTTATATTTTTCGTAATTATTATATTTTGCTGTTACAATAAAATGGCAAAGAAAATTGCCACCTGTACCACCAGCATAATTAATTGGAATAATATCCCGATTCATCAATGTTTCTTTCTATAATCTTCTACTGCGGCTTTGATGGCGTCTTCTGCGAGGATGGAGCAATGGATCTTGACTGGGGGAAGGGCGAGTTCCTCGGCGATTGCTGAGTTCTTAATGGTTGCAGCCTCATCCAATGTTTTACCTTTGACCCACTCTGTGACAAGGCTTGAAGAAGCAATTGCCGACCCACACCCATATGTCTTAAATTTGGCATCTGTTATTAATCCTGTATTAGGGTCTACTTTAATTTGCAGTTTCATCACGTCACCGCAAGCTGGGGCACCGACCATTCCCGTACCTACATCTGTATCTTCTTTACCAAAACTACCCACATTGCGTGGGTTTTCATAGTGGTCAATTACTTTTTCTGAATATGCCATGATAGTAAGTTCCTTGTACAGTATTTAGTCAACTAAATCGTCCGGTATAACAATCCATCCTAACTTAAACAAATCTTCACGTATTTCGTCAGTAACCATTCCCTCACCAACAAACGCTTGTAGTTCAAGATATCTTTGTTTTTGTTCATCATTGAAGTTTGCGATTTCTTCTTCAGTTGGTTCATTTCTGATACCGCTACAGTACCAATCAATATAATCACCTTGTTCACGCATGTCAGCGATAATACCACCCGCATGTCTCCAACTACAGCTCCAGCGTTTTTCAGTTAGTATGGGCCACACATCATTTTTTGTAAAGTTTCTATTACACATTGATGCGTACAAATTTTGTGCATAAACTTCATCACCTTTGACTTTATCACATATCCATTGGGTACTACGCAAGTCATATTCTAAGTTATCTTTTTGCCATTCAGGGTCAACAAGATTTTCTTCGTCTTGTTGTTTGGCAGTTTTCCAAAAATCCATATAGTCTTCAGAAGGTTCTTTACCTTCTTTTTTTGTACGCTCAATGTATTTTTCTAATTGAAAAGTATGTCGTTGTTTGCTACTGTTTACTTTAGTCATCAACTATCTCCATCCACGTGTGGTCTCCCATGTATTTAACCTGAGTTATGTAATCATAATCTACAGGTTTACCCGTATTCCAATCATTTGGTCCATGTGATGTTAGTATCATTTTTTGTTTTCGTGTGTCAAACACTAACCAATAACAATGACCCATAACAATTTGAAATTGATATTCTGCGGCATAGACCATATCAGTTACGTCAAGTCTGCGCTTAATATCTTCTGCTTGTTTTTGCAACACATTAACCAGTTGCATTATTCTATCATATTCTTGCTGGGCATACAACCTAGCATGGTTAATCATGATATCTTTTTGTTTGGTTACGGGCACCAAATCAAATTTAGGTCCACCTGCTTCTGTGGGATATTCACTAACATTTCTGTTAAAGAACGGGACAAGAGAATCTCCTACTTTTAAATCATAGCTAGTCCTGCCTTTGGCAAGATTGCTCTTGTCTTCTTCACTCATGTTACTTAAAGAATATCAATGCCATAGCAACTGCTTGAGCCATGAAACCAAATCCAATCGTGATAAGATTTAATACATCACGTTGAATAATTGCTTTCATAAAGAACAAACCCAATGCCGCCCAAACAATTAACACTATTTCAATAGGTGGCATAGTGTCTGTAACGCCAACCATTAGCCCAATTAAGTTTGGAGCAGTAGCACCAAACAAACATAATATTGCCATCCAATGAATTGTTTCAGACGATAAATGAGTAATCTTTTCTTTAAAGTCTTTACCAAATTCATTTATTGTTTTTGCCATTGAATCAATTATTGCGTTAATCATCATTTTTTCCTTTGTGTGATTGGTTGTCTTCATAAAATACATGATTTCCAATTTTTGCTACTCTGTGTAATTTCCAATTGGGATTTATGTAATCTGCATGATAGTATAATGCATTTTTTATACCATCCAATCTAAATCCTTCTAGCATAACTTTTTTAGCTACTTCATAACTTTCTCTGTATGCTGAATTATTAATTGGTTTAGTTTTTTCTAATCCATTTGTACAATACCATGAAAATTGACAAACTACTTTTTCCATAATTACATCTTTTTGGTATACTACTGCACAAATATCTTTTGGAAATCGTGGGTCGTTTACTCTGTTTAGTGTTACTTGTGCTACTGCTACTTTACCCTCAAACGGCTCATAACCTGCTTCACGGTAAATGTTTTGTGTCATACAATTTAAACGTTTTTCAACTGTCTCAACTGGTATGTTTTGGACATATTTGTCTTGACCACGATAGTAGTCCATTTTGTAATGCGTGATGCTTTGTGTTATAAGAGCAATTATTATTGCGCCCATTAACATATACACACTTCTAATTACATTTTCCATCTTGTTCTCCTTTTTATCAAGTTCCCCCGACTTTTAGGGACAAAAATAGAGTATAACAGAAAAGTCTGTTTTGTACAATATTTTTGGTTAATGTACCCAACAATCACAGTTACATGCGACAACTTGGTCGATGGCATCTGAGACTGGGTAAGTCGCCGGTAATAATATACCTGAAGTATAATATGGGTTTAGTGATGCTGGTATCAAGTTTTGATATTGTGACGCTCCTAAACTGCCGGGTACTGCAGGTCCACCCGTGTCTACAGGTGTACCGTTACTAGTACTACTACTAATATTACTACCAGATGATGTATTAGTTGCACCAAATGGTGGATTAGACGTTGTTATATATTGCTGTGTAGTAGGATCATAATAACCTGCTGGTACTACTGCGGTTCCCGGAGGATATGCCGGGTTAGTTGTTCCTGCTGATGTACTTAATGTGCCATTACCTAATAATTGTTTTTGTTGTTCTGGTGTAATTGTATCAGAAATATTATTGTTTAGTATTAAACCTGCACTATTCAACCTTGATTGATTTCTATTTTCTCTAGTCATAGCCACAAGACTTTGACCGGTAATTGAATCTTGTTCTATAATATTTTCTATAGTTTGTGAAGCCATATGTGGGTTAGTATCTTTTGCAAAACTAGGTACTGAGTCAGTAAAACTATACATGGTCATAGGGTATGGATTAAGGTTGGGTACCGGACTTCCTGGTGGAGTGTTTGGTAATGGATTTGATCCTAATCCAATATTTCTTGCACGTAATTCATTGTTTAAGTATTCACCTATGTTATTCCAATTTGCATTTAATGCATTTGCTACAGTTAAATTATTATTGCGTATTGAAAATATTTCATCATTTGCTTGATTAATGTATAACTGTACAGGGGTATTCATTCCAGGCCATCCAGGATCAAGTACAGTTCTACCACCTAAAGTATCATCTCTAACACCTGCAGTATTTGTTCCACCAGTACCAATATCTCCATTAGCCTGTACAGGGAGTGTTCCTGTAGGTGGACCTTGCACAGTTATATACTCAGTCGGTGCATCTGGTGTTGGGGGAGGACCATCCTGATTAACAGTGGTAGTAGTATATAAATAAGGAGTTCCGGGGAAAAATTCATATCCTGTTATTCTACCAAATGTTCCCTGACGATTAGACTTTGCATCTGCATCATTTGTGCCAAACGATGTGACATATGCCGATGCACCGCAATTATTCGGGGTCAAAAATACCAATGGTAAAGGTCCAGTACCTCTACCGTAACCACCACCTGGATTTGTTAGTGAAGAAGATACTGTATAATACCAATGGTCTATTCTAGGTTGTCCTGGATCCGTTACTTTTCCAGTATCAGGATCAATCGTTGGTGGTATATAAGGTTGTTGTTCAACATTATATTTGTATTGAATTATATCTGCTTCCCCAAGTTCCCATGTAACTGCTAAAAATAATTGATTGTATATATTAAATAATTTTCTAGTTGCCAATGCATCAATTTGTTGTTCTATTGTTGCCCAAGGATAAGGCAAACAACTCATACATCCAAAAAAGTTTGAAAATGTAAACGTATTATACGGGCCGTCTCCTAATGCAACAATGCCAAGACTTGTTTGTGCTTCTGTAATAGCTGTTGGTACATTAGTACCGTTTGTTAATGGTAACCCTTTGTTTGTTTCCATTGTTCCAGAAACTTGTGCAAATTTCTCAATAGGCACACCTTGAATATTTGTAATCTGTTGCATCGTTCTACTGAACGCACCAGCGGCTATTGCTACGTCAGGCGGTAGAATATTGTTCAAATAACTACCAAAACCTTTGGGCAATGTTTGGATATTTAATTGTGTTGGCGTTGATTGTGCATTGTCACCGGGTTGCGCTGTTTCAATTGGTGTGTCTTGTTGTGTAGCCCCGTTGTTATTGTTTTGAAAAAAACCTGCCATTATATTGAACTCCCTATACCAGTAGCCAATGATCCAATTGTTCTACCAACTGTTGAACCATATGCATCACCTAAGGGTGTTGCAACCGTCGGTAATGTGTTATTTTGTTGCGGTGTACTTGTTGTTGATTGTGGTGCAGGTGCACTTGTCGGTGATCCAGGAGGAATAATAGTACCAATTAAATTATTCATTGTTTCAGTACTTAATGCGGGATTTACTCCAGTACCAATATATATTGGATAATATGTTTTACTATTTGTAGGTCCTGGATTAGCGTTATACACAGGAACTGTCAATGATTGATAACTAGTTGGAAATAGTTTTTGTACATTCAATAAATCAGCTAAACTAGTTAGACCTTTTGTTTTACAATTTAGTGATATTAAAATACTATCTAAATCTACCCCTACGATAACCAACAATGCCGCATATACTTGTTGTTGTTGTAGATTTGAAACACCTTTATTATTTAACACAGTAGTAATATCAGTTGGAGTTAATCCTGATGCAATCAATGCCAAAGTAAGTGACGGTGTTATTGCATTGTTCTTTTTAAGTGTTGCTAATAGATTACTAGGCAAACCAAATGATGATATCGTTGATAAATCTATTGCACGACCCAATGCAATCATATCTTGACCAAATGCAGGACCTGCCAACGATACACCAGTAATATCACTAGAAATCAAATCGTTTTGATTACTAAATGTACCTTCTAAAAAGTGTATAGAATTTTGCATTGACATGATAGCTTGGTTGGAGTATTGTATAAATGCTCCACTAGCCATAAACGAACCTAAAAAATCTGTATAATAATTAGTAGTTCCCAATGTATTATTGTAGTTAAATTCATTCCATGCTTGTAGTGGATATAAATGTAAATACCCCCAACTTGCAACTTGTCCGGTGTAGTCAGCGCCGCCCCAACCTGGATCACCGGTATAGGTAAACGTAGGTGGCTTTGAGTTTCCTAACCCTGGTATACCGCCTGTTGGTTGTGATCCGTTTGCCATAATTGTATTACCCTTTTATTTGCAAAAACCTAGAAGTTGAGAATCCTCCGCCAGGACCTTTTGCATCGACAAAAATATTAGTATCTCCTGTAGTGCCAGGCGAGTACGGTCCATATGAGAACGATCCAGATGCACTAGTACTTTTATTTCCTAATGTATCAGATACTGATACACCATCGGGATCTGGATAAGCACCTGTTACACTCCAAGATACCGTTAATACAGATTTGCCATCAGCAGGCACTGTAGTTCCTGGACTTATAAAAACAACTGGTGGTTGAGAAGGTGTCATATTTGTATTAGTTGTTGTGTTTGCTCCTGCACCATTGGGTGCATATACTTTTAATGATGCGGCACTTGCATAAACAACATATTTCTGTACGGGGTCATATAGTGCCATAGCTAATGAGTATACACTATATTTTCCTTGGGCATCTGATTGATTGTTTGTTATATTGGCAGGATTACCTATAGCAGATGTAGTTAATGTAAGACTACCTGAAGGGGCATTTCCTGTAGTTGATTGTGAGTCACCTGAATAGTAAATAGTTAATTGATACTTAGATAACGCAGTACCAGACCAAGTTGGATTAAATGTATTGCCCCATACTACAGTTGCATCATTAAGTTTTAGAGTAATATTTGGATCCCAATTACCACCCTCGTAATTTTCACCTTTTAAGTAATTAATAATTGCTATATCGTATACACTACCACCTACTTTACTGTTATCTGCTTGTAATTGTGCTATAGTATCAGCTACCGGGGCATTAGTTGGTATACTTTGAGTCCATCCATTTACAAACACAAACGTAGTAGTCTGGTCTACCGAATTAAGTGTAATTGTTTTAATACCTGCTCCGGAGCCAGAATTATAAGCACCCCCTGTTGATGTGCCTGGAGCTACACTAGACGGGGCATATCCGCCGCCAGTACCACCTTGATTATAATAAGATGGAGCAGGAATAATAGTTTGTGATGCAAGATATGAACGTGAGTCCCATAACTCCCCACCAATTGGTTTAATGATTTGTAACGCACCACCAGTAGCTGTACCGGTTCCAGTGATTGCCATATTAATAATATGGTCTCCTGCTACAACATTCATCGTTATTGAATCATTTGTTGTATGATTAGTTGTTGCCGCACCAATTGCAGTTCCATCTAAACTAACAGTCATTGTATTTTGTGCGGCATAGTTAAATGTATAAAGACCTGTAGCAGGAAAATTAACACCTGTTGTATATGTATATGTTGCTACATCAGTTTGCCCATTAGTCCAAATAGCATAACTATTCATAAAACTACCCCATGACCCACTAGTCACTGGATACCAATCTAAATATTCACCAACTGATATTAAATTTTGATATGTACCTGAATTAACAACATTTCTTCCATAAGCATCATTGATTGACCAAGTTAATAAACGTAATACTGTATTTTGAATTAATGTGCCAAAAGTATAATCACTTAAACTTTTAGCCGAGCCCATGTAACTAGCTCCAATTTTGTTAATAGTTAGACCTTTGTTTTGTATTAGGCCCGCCATTGAGTTGACGCCTAATGGGCTTTGTTTTCCTGTATCACTCATGGGCAAAATACATCAGAACTACCCTGAATGATCGGATGACCACAAGATACTCCTGAGCCTATTCTTAATATAGGTGATCCTTCTGCAAATACTGTTGGACTACCTTCAGTTGTTATTGCCGCTTGATGGGGCGGATGGGGAGATCCAAAAGGAGCATGTGAGGTAATTTGACTAACATGTAATCCAACTGCAATGTTGTTTACAAACACCGTGCTGGCTCCACGAATTATTTTGCCTGCTGGTGCATTTTGATCACCTTGCCTACTTACTCCTGACATATATTATCCCAATACTATTTTTTTGCTAGGTACTTTAATACCTGTTGTTGCTTCTAAGTATTTGTCTTTCAAGCCGTCTTCTGTGTCGGCATGAAATGCAATACTATTAGTATTTAGTGTTACATTTCCTTTAGGTTCCGCAGTAAACAAGCTAGGAATCATTTGCATTCCCTGCGGTGTTGGTGCAATACTTACTGGTTCTGTGATAATAATATTATCACGTGTGATGTCAACAATCTTAGCGATAAGTTCTTCACCACTGTTTAATTTGAATGTGTATACTTTTCCGTTTTCCATTAGTTACTCTCTGTTAATTTTTGTTTAAGTTCTGTAAAACCACCTATTAATTCGCCATCTAAAAAGATTTGCGGTACTGTACGTGCATTAGGAACTGCTTCTAACAATTCTTCTTTAGTGTATCCATCACCGATTTTCTTTTCTTCAAAAGCTATTCCTTTACTTTTTAACAAGGCTTTAGCCTGTTCACAGAAAGGACAATTATACTTACTCCATACTACTGCTGTCATTATTTTTCTTCCTTTATAAGTTTGGTAATTCATCATAGTTTAATGAGTCTCCCATTACACCAATGACGTAATTTGTTGATTCACTTTCTTGAAGTGCTGTTTGTTTCTTGCTTGTATCACTATGTTTGTTGAACCATGGGATAGGTGTTGATTTTGGTGCAGGTGATTGATATTTAATACCAATATCACTTAATGCGGCTTTGGCTGTAAAATCAACAAAGTCTTTAAGAATATTTGCGTTTAATCCAATAACAGGACCAAACTTGAATAGATAATCAGCCCATTCTTTTTCTTCACGTATTACATCAGTATAAATTTGATATACTTCACTTTCACATTCTATTTTAGCTTGTGCAAAGCGAGGGTCTTCTTTAACCACTTGATTAATCATCCAAGCAGTCCATTCTTTGTGTAATAGTTCATCTTGTAAGATTAAACTGATAATGTTACCATTACCAATAAAGATACGATTTTCAACCATTGCTAGACTTGTAGCAAAACTTACCATGAATCTAAATGCTTCCAATGCATAACTTGCGTGTAATGCCAACCAAATTGCCTTGATATGGTCTTGTTCAACGATAGTTTCACCTATCTCTTTGCGACAGTTAATTGCATGTAGTGCATCGTAGTAGTTACCTACACTACTAGCCATGCCAATGATTTCTTGCGTATCGTGTATAGTATTGAACACATCTTTAGGTACGTTGTAGATATTACGAATAATGTGGCTATAGCTACGACTATGTATATTTGTTTCAAAAAAGCTCCAATTATACATCAATGCTTCCAATTCAGGAATACTTACAACAGGTGTAAATATTTGACTTGGGCCACGACCTTGTAAACTATCTAATGCTGTTTGGCGTAACAAATTACTTGTAAAAATATGTTTAACGGTGGTGCTGGCATCTTTAAAGTCATTAGCATCTTTAGTTAAACTGATTTCTTCCGGGACCCAAAAGAAGCCACGTGCTGTTTGTTCAATCTTTACTAGTTTGTTGTATTTTACTTCTTCAAATCTTTGAATGGTTACGGGACCTTCTGGGTCCAAAAACATTTTCCTATTCAAATAATCTGTTTTGGTACTTAAGTTGTATTGTTGTTTGCTCATAATTTACATGCCTCGCAATCTTCTTCGTTATCAAAATCTATTACTTCTAAAGGTTTTTCTTCTGATATTTCTTTACTACCTTGTTTGTTAATTAAGCTATAGTAAAACGTTTTTAATCCCCAAATATGTGATTGCATTAAGTTTTTAGCAATTAGTGTAGTTGGGACTTTTCTATCGGGGAAGTATGCAGGATTGTAAAATGTGTTTGTTGAAATGCTTTGGTCTACATATGCGGCGAGTACTGCGGCTGTTTTCAAATAACTCTCACAATCACGTTGATCCCACATCAATTGGTATTTGTTTTTAAGTTTAGCGTAATCAGGAACAACTTGTGTTAATGACCCTGCTTTACTTTCTTTAACACTAATTAAACTCATAGGTAATTCAATACCATTTGTGCTGTTAATAACTACACTACTACTTTCAACAGGTGCGATTGCCATTAATGTAGCATTACGCACTCCATACTGTTTCATGTTTGTACGCAATGTTTCCCAATCTAATTCAGGAGTAAAATCCGCTAATTCATTAACACCCTCTGCTCTGCGTTCCCAAGGGAATATACCTTGACCATAACGTGTTTTATCGCTATCTAAACATGCACCGCGTTCTTTAGCCAATTCAACCGTAGATTCTGTCAAATAATATGCCTGATGTTCCATCCAGGTTTTAACTTCTTGTAGTGCTTCTTTTTCTCCATACTTATAGCTACGCTTTGCATGCCAATATGCAAGATTGGTAACACCGATGCCTAACGGGCTTATTTCGTCATTACTTAGTTTGGACTGAATAGATAAGAAATCTTGATAATCGAGTATGTTACATAAGCTACGCTGAAGAATACGACAAGCCCTACGCATGTCTTCCGGATTGCGGAATGCACCCCAATTAATACTGCCAAGAGTACAAAGAGCAATACGGCCAGTATCGTCATCCAAACGCTTAAAAGGCTTAGTAGGAAGAAGAATTTCGCAACATAAATTACTTTGATAAATGGCATGATATTCAGGGTCAAAAGGTCCTTGATTCATTACATTATCAATAAACACAAGGTAGATACGACCAGTATCTGTTCTTTCTTTTAATATTCCACTTTTGAATACATCTTCTGCATTCATTGTTTTTTTGCGTATATTACTATCGTTTTCGTATTTTACATAGAGTTCTTCAAATAACGCTGTGTCACGATAAAAGGCTTCATATAAGTCGGGTACTTGGTTCGGATCAAAGAATGTGATATCTTCTTTATTCTTAAACCTTTTCCAAAAGAACTTGCTAAGGACAACTCCGTAGTCCATGTGTCTAACTCTTGTTTCCTCTGTACCCTGGTTGTTCTTAAGAACAATAAGGTCATCAAACTGATGGTGCCAAATGGGATAAAATACAGTAGCACTTGCATTACGAATACCTCCTTGACTGCAACTACGCAAATCACCAAACCATTTCTTTAAGAAAGGAATCATACCGGTGTGCATGATTTCTCCGCCCCTGATTGGTGAACCCAGTGGACGTAATCTTCCTATCTCTAAACCAATGCCAGCACGTTTACTGGCATACTTTGCCATCATTTCTCCACTAGCAAAGATACTATCAAGGTCGTCATCACTACGAATGAGTACACAGCTACTAAACTGCTTAGTGGGAGTACCCAAACCAGCCAACACAGGAGTAGCGAGGGTAAAAAGACCATCACTAGCGCAATTATAATACTCTTTAATATATCGCATTCTTGCTGTGTTTGGTTCTTCCTTGTGGAAAACAGTTGCGGCGGCAACCATGTATCTGATTTGCGGTGTTTCATATATTTCCTTTGTACTACGATTACGTACCAAATATTTTTCAATCAGTTGTTCAATGGCGGCATAACTGTATGTTTCGTCTTTTGAATGATCCAGCATGTCATTCATTTTGTTCCAATCATCTTCAGTATACCATTCTAGTAATTCTTTCGTGTATAATCCAATGCTTATATTCTTTTTAACAATTTCGTATATATGGGGAGGTTGATAGTCGCCGTAAACATCTTTACGCAACATGCTAACTCTTTGTTTTCCTGCGACATATTGGTAATTAACGTGACCAATATCTGGGTGTGCCTCTACGTCTATTAAATCAACGATTGCCCTAAGTGTTATTTCATCGATTTGTTTTGTTGATATACCGTCATAAAAATGTAATTGACTTTTAATCTCTACCATTGAAGGACTTACGTCTGCTGTCCCTTTACATACTTTTGCTACTTGTGCTTGCCATTTCTCTAAATTTAATGGTTCCTTTGTCCCGTTACGTTTAATTACATTTATCATGCTTCACCTATTATATTTGTTATTTTGGCTATATCTAATTTATAGTCTATCTTAAATTGTGTTGAATTACTATTTAGAACCGAATCTGGGTAATAATTCAACACATATTTTGCGTTGTCAACCATGACTAATGCAAAGTCTTCGTTATTATCGTCTTTTGCTAGGCAAAAGTCAAGGTCTTTTATACCCACTAGTAACAAAGTATAAACCATACCCAAACCCCTGGCAATTTGGCAATAATTGTTATCATTTAGCAATTCCCATGGTCCAGGCCAACTATCAATATCATCTGGGTGCAAATAATAATTAACCAAAGGTGCATACTGCCACCATTTGTCTATTGCTAAACACTTAGTGGCAATATCTTTATTTTCGAGGGATTGCCTGAGTTCGTACCAACTCTTTAGTCTTGTTTCGTATTCTAATTGAAAAACATTAATCACATTGTACTTATCATTTTTAACAAATGTTTAATAAAATACAATGTGACTTATTTTTAGAATCTACCAACAGCGACTTCAATAGTACCTTCAGTTCCAGTGAAGTTAGCCAATGCCTTACCAATAATAGTACCTGCACGTGCTTCGTTATTAGCTATTGCACGACCGTTTGCACCACTAACCATTAAGTCACCTTTAGCAACATTACCTGATACTAATACCGGTACGCGACCTTGTAGCGCAACATTAACAACATGTTCACCTTGACAATCATTGTTCATTGTGTAAGCTGGGTTAGTTGTTACTACACCTGCTACACGTGTACTGTCAAATGTGTTAGCTAGTGTAACTTCTTGTTCACCACCGAATACTAATACTGTACCAGGAGCATATTCTGCATCACTAACATATTTCTCTGCCAAGTCAGCGTATGTAGCATTCAATCTAGAACCTGCACTTAGTGAGAAGTTACCAGTAAATACACCTGTTGTTGTGTTTGAACCAGTAGTGAATGTGTTACCAAGATGTGTAGCACCTGTACCACCAATGTTTGCAGTTGATGAGATATTACCAGTAACAGTTAATGTACCTAATGTACCAACGCTTGTTAAACTTGATCCTGTTACACCACTTGCTAAAGTACTACCAGTAATATTAGCTGCCGCTACCGCGTTTGCTGTTGTTGCAAAAGCAACTGCACCACTTACGTTAGCACCTGCTACTGCATTAGCTGTTGTTGCATATGTAGCAAGACCAACTGCACCCGTTACGTTAGCGCCGGTTATACTTGATAACGTAGAACCATTACCATATACATAGTTAGCATATAAGTTACCACTAGAATCTCTTAATGCAATAGTAGTTGCAGTTGCCGGACTAGCTGTTTGATAACCTTGTAAGTAACTTGCATTATTTGCTAAAGATACAGTACCGGTCACGTTTGCGCCGGCAACTGTGTTAGCTGTACCTGCATATTGCGAGTTCAAGTTAGCAACTTGAGTTGTACTTGATACAGCGAACGGTGCAGTACCTGTTGCAACTGTACTTGTAATTTGACCACTTGCACTAATTGTTGTGAATGCACCAGTGTTTGCTGTTGTTGCACCAACTGTACCATTATGAGCACCAAATAGTGCCGCATTAACGTTACCTGCACCAATGTTACCTGTTACAGACAATGAACCCAACGTGCCAACACTTGTCAAGCTAGATGTTACAATACTTGAATTTAATGTTGTACCTGTTAGGTTAGCCGCATTAGCTGTAATTGCTGTGTTACTTGCCGCAGTCAATTGACCCTGACTGTTAACTGTGAATGTTGCTACGCGGTCACCGTTACCATATGTACCTGATGTAACTGCTGTACTAGTAATACTAAACTGTGTGCCAGTTAGTGTTAAACCAGTACCTGCTGTGTATGTACCTGCACCTGAGAACTGGGTGAATGTAATATTCGTAGTACCGACAGTTACTGTACCTGTATTTGTATTTACCCAACCAGTGTCAGCATTAATTGTACCTTGTTCAACAAATGTAAATCCACCTACAATCTCAGCACTTGTATTAAAGTCATTAGTACGTGTTAGTACCCAGTTACTTGAACCACTACCTGCTGTTGTTACAACATAGATACCATTGTATGCCGCATTGCTTTCGTTTTTAATCAATACACGACTAGTTACAGGAACTGTTACACCGTCAATTACAAATGCGGCTTGTGTACCTGCGTTAGTTAATGTAGCACCAACACCACTTGTACCATTATTATATGTAACTGTACCTAAATCAGTAGTTGTTGCCGCCACTACTGATTGTTTGATACTTAAACCTTGTGCGACTGAATCAACATAACCCTTTGTTGCCGCATCAGTTAAATTAAGCGGAGTAGCTACGTTGTTAATGTATGTGTTGCTTAATATAACGTTACCAGTACCATTTGTTACTAGGTTGATGTTTGAGTTAGTACCAACTGCATTTACTGTAAAGCCAGATGTTGAAATACTGTTGATTGCATTTGCAAGTACTGTATTATTACTTTGAATGTTACCGCTAGCAATTAAACCAGTTGTACCTAAATTACCTACGTTAGCATTACCGGTAGTTGTAATAGTATTGCTACCTGCCGCAATAATACCAATGATGTTACCAGCAGTTATGTTACCTGTACCAGTGATTATACCTGATCCAAAACCTAAGTTACCAACGTTAGCATTACCTGTTGTAGTAATTGTGTTTGAGCCGGCTGCGATAATACCAATGATATTACCTGCTGTGATGTTACCTGTACCAGTGATTACACCGCTACCAAATCCTAAGTTACCAACGTTAGCATTACCAACAATATTAGCTGTACCTGCAATATTTGCACCAGTTGCTGTGATTGTTAATTGGCTTGTTGTGTTACCAGTTACATAGTGACCAATATTACCGTTCGCAGTAATAGTTACGTTACTATTACCGTTCTGTAATAAACCACTGTTAATTGTTGTGATATTACCTGTTGTAGCAATTATTGTAGCTGTACCTAAATTACCAACGTTAGCGTTACCACTTACGTTAGCAGTACCTGAAATATTTGCGCCTGTACCTGTTACAGTAAATATTGCCGCATTACCTGCTGAAGCAAATGTAATGTTACCATTACCTGTTACAACAACGTTACTGTTGCCGTTTACTAAATTACCAGCAGTTGCTACGTTTGCGTTAGCAATTTGTGTTGTGCTTGTTACTACTAATGGTGCAGTACCTGTTGCTACAGTTGAAATCAACTGACCGGTTACGTTAGCATTACCTGCTGTTACGTTACCTGTTACTGCTAAACTTGTTAGTGTACCAACACTTGTAATTGCGGGTTGTGCCGCAGTATATACTGTACCAGCAACTAATGCGTTGCCTACTTGACCTGTTACGTTAGCACCGGTTAAGTTAGTTAAGTTTGCACCATTACCAGTAAACACACCTGTATTTGCTGTGATGTTGGCTGCTGTGATTGTACCACTTACACCCAAACTTGTTAATGTACCAACGCTTGTAATGTTAGGTTGTGCACCTGTTGTTGCACCAATTGTACCAACAAAGTAGTTTGCAGTTGCAACGTTACCTAAGTTAGCATTAGCCGATGTCAAGTTACCACTAATGTTTGCGATACCTGTTACTAATAAGTTACCACCGTTGTAAATATTGCCTGTAATATTTGCAGTACCTGCAATATTTGCGCCTGTACCTGTTACTGTTAATATGTTTGCATTACCTGCCGCACTAATTGTTACGTTAGCGTTTGGAGCGATTGCTACGTTACTATTACCTGATGCAATAGAACTTATACCAGCGATACTTGATGCAGATAATGTACCGTTAACTGTTAAGTTACCAATATTTGCGTTACCTGTGTTTGCGTAGAAACCACCTGCTGTTACATTACCTGTACCAGTAATTACACCACTACCAAATCCTAAATTACCAACGTTAGCATTACCAGTAGCATTAATTGTGCCGTTACCAAATACTGTATTAGCAGTTGAATTACCAACTGTTAAGTTAGCTAGTGTACCAACACTAGTGATATTTGGCTGTGCCGCTGTTGTCAATGTACCAGTAAAGTAATTGGCTGCAATTAAATTGCTACCATAGATATTACCTGATACACCTAAACCACCTGTAATAACTGCCGCACCAGTTGTATTTGATGTCGATGTGAAATTAGCAGGATATAAAATCATTGATATGTTATTTGTATTACCGCCACCAACAACAAACTTCATAATTGCGTTTGGCGTTGTTGTAGCTAATACCAAATTACCATGTGTATTGGCAGCTATGTTACCTTGAACATAAACATAACCGTCGTTTGGATTTAATACGTTACCAAATCCATATCCACTGCCATTGTACGTACTTGATGTAATACCCATATCAATAAAGTATATGTTTGTATTACCATTATCTGCGGTTAATGATAAGTCAGTACTTGCATTTGCACCGCTATTAATATTTTGAATATTAACGTCAATATAGTCGTTGTAGTTACCTGCAATCTGTAATACAGTCTGAGGAATATTTGCGTAACCAGTTGGTACACCTGCGTATAACGCACCAAAACCAGTTGTTGCATTACCAAAGAACTGACCAGAATTACCACTAATCTGATTGATGTTACCGCTAATCGTAGCGTTACCTGTAACAGTCAAGTTACTTACTGTTAAGTTAGATGTAATCTGAGCATTACCTGCTGAAACAGTTCCTGTTACTGACAATGAACTTAATGTACCAACACTTGTAATATTTGGTTGAGCCGCAGTTGTTAGTGTACCTGTTAAGTAGTTAGCTGTTGCTAAGTTACCTAAGTTAGCATTACCTGATGTTAAGTTACCTGTAATATTAGCATAACCACCAGTGATTAAATTACCCGCTGTTACGTTACCTGTCGCTGTAATAATACCAGCTGTGCCTAAGTTACCAACGTTTGCGTTACCTGTTACTGATAGCACGCCAGCTGTTGTTAAGTTACCACCAGTTACGTTACCAGTAGCGACAATTAAACCTGCTGTTCCTAAATTACCAACGTTAGCATTACCACTTACGTTAGCTGTACCAGTGATGTTTGCACCAGTACCAGTTATAGTAACTGTTGAGTTACCAACTGCATAAATTGTTACGTTACCATTTGCACTTGCAATACTTACGTTACTATTACCATTAGCTACAGTGGCCGCATTAGCAACTTGACCAGTAACGTTTGCACCAGTCAAACTTGTCAAGCCAACACCGTTACCAATGAAGCCTGAGTTAGAACTGTTGTTTGCTACAATGTTACCGTATACCCACAAGTTTGATGGAGTGTTCGTTAGACCAAGTTGTAACCATGTGTTGCCGGCTTGCATGTTTGTTGACAAGAAGGGATGGAAGTCCCATTCTTCAACACCACCTACATAATCTATAGTTGCCGCACCACCTGAACCAATTGTATATAAACTAGTACCAGTAGCATTTTTAATAACAACATTGCCAGTAGCATTGTTATTAAATGTAAAACCTTGACCAACTTGCATTGAAGCATCTGCTGGCATATTGATTGTATATCCAGTTGTACCAGTGATTAAGATATAAC